TATGAAATAGATGCCACTGACACTTTTAGTAACGCACCATTTATTCCGGGTGAAGGCGTGTTGGCAACTCAAGGTATTTATGCGCTGATGACTAACATTGATTCAACGCAAATTTATTATGGCTGAAACAAAACAGGCAACATTGATGGGGCGTAAGCTGTTCATAGGCATCCCAGCCTATGACGGCAAGCTAAACATCAAGACTGCATTTGCACTGGCGCAGTTAATGCCCAAGGCGATGAGTCTTGGTGTGTCCATCACGTTGTCTGATTTGTCTAATTGTTCAATCATTACCATGGCCCGCAATGCCTTGGTACACGAATTCTTAAAAACAGACTGCACAGAGCTTCTGTTTATTGATGCAGATGTTATTGTTCAACCCGACGACATCTTGCGTTTGATGGCCCAAAGTGGTGGCATGGATATAACTGCTGGCGCTTACCCGCGTAGAGCCAAGGACGCTAAGTTCTTTGCTGACGTGTACTACGACGATAGCGGTGACTTAGAGTTCAAAGGCTCTTTGATGCGTTTAAAGCGTGCACCTACTGGCTTCATGCTGATCCAACGCCACGTCATTGAGCAGATGGTTTTTGCACATCCAGAGTGGACTTACGAAAAGTCACCAACAGAGAAGATGTCGGCAGTGTTTGACTTTGCTATTGTGGACGGCAAGTATGTTGGTGAAGACTATTTGTTCTGCGATAGAGCTACGCAGATGGGCTTCACTGTCTACATTGATGTAGACATTAGCCTCCCCCACGTTGGGCAAGACACATTTGAACGCAACTTCCGTGAGGAGGTTGTGATGCCGTTGCTTGAAAATATTCATCATTCAAAGCTAAAGGTAGCGTAATGGCAACAAAGAAAAAAGGTCCGTCGTTAGCTATTGGTCGCGGTGAAAAATTACCAGCATCTAAAGGCGCTGGTTTAACCGCTAAGGGCCGAGCTAAATACAATGCCGCAACAGGCAGCAATTTAAAAGCTCCGCAACCTCAAGGCGGTGCAAGGAAAGATTCCTTTTGCGCCCGTATGTCAGGTATGCCCGGCCCAATGAAAGATGAAAAAGGCAGACCTACCCGTAAAGCAGCTTCCCTTGCGAGGTGGCAATGCTAGATTTAAACACTGCGTGGTCAGCAATCCTTTCTTTGGTGATGGGGCTGCTTGGCTACATGATGAATGAAAAGTTCAGGGAGCTGGCTCGTATCACGATCCTGTTGAACAAAACACGCGAGGAGGTTGCCCGTGATAATGTTACTCAAGCAGAAGTGGATCGCATTACGAACCACATTGACCAGCGCTTCAACAAGCTTGAAGCAAAAATTGACCAACTTATTCAAAAAGGATAATTGATCATGGTTGCACCACTCATTGCAGCAGGGCTGAAATATGGCGCTGGTAGGCTGTTAGAAAATGTTGGCTTGCCGTCTGGGCTAACGAACCCTAAAGGTTATTTGATGGGCCAGCTACAGGGTGTAGTAGATAGAACAGCAGGCGTTGCTCCGGGCACAACAAGTTTAATCAGCGATCCAAAAAGCGCTCTTACAAACGCTGCCAAAAATTATGCCAAAGACTTGGCGGTAGACAGTTTTAAAAATCGTTCCGGAAACCAAGAAAACGCCATACAAGCTACACCATCTTCGGGTCGTGAAATGGACACTGCTGATTACGGTGGTGGCCTAAAGCGTGGTGGTAAAGTTAAATCTGCTTCACGTCGTGGTGATGGTATCGCCCAACGCGGCAAAACCAAAGGCAGGTATTTGTAATGCCAAGTACAAGCAAAAAACAACACAATTTCATGGCAGCGGTGGCTCATAACCCAGCGTTTGCCAAGAAAGCAGGCGTCCCACAGTCCGTGGGCAAAGATTTTTCATCGGCTGACAAAGGCCGCAAATTTGCAAAAGGTGGCGACATGAAACACGAAGACGTAAAACTAGACAAAAAGATGATGCAAAAGGCTGTAAACAAACACGAAACCCGTTTGCATAAAGGCCAGCCAATGACTAAACTTGCATCTGGTGGGTTTACACGCGCTGCCGATGGTATTGCTTCTAAAGGCAAAACCAAAGCCAAGCAAATTAAAATGAACTACGGCGGCAAGTGCTAAAGGGTTTAAAAATGAAAAAACGTCAATTTAAATTTGATGAGGGCGGTGATGTGATGGAAGCAATTAATGCTTCTGAAGACGCTCAAAGCATTGCCCGCTCTATGGAAGCTGGCCCCAAAAATGAATCTTCTTCTAAAGCAGACAAGCCTAAGAATCGCGTAGTGTCTAAGAAAGAACTGGAAGACTCTGGTTTGACATTACGTGAATTCTTAAATCGCGAGCGTGGCTTAAAGGCTCGTCGTGAGAAAGATCCTACTGCCGGTGACTCTCCTGACCGAGCAGCGCAAGAAGCAGCAGACGCAATCGATCCCGGTCGTGACATGAGAACTCCTCGTTACACACCGCCCGGCAGCGCCCCTAAGCAAACTACGCAAAAGCCTAAACCTAAAGTGTTTATGCCTGACCGCCCAGACAATAGCTACTCCGGCGCTAAGTTTAAATCAGGTGGTTCTGTCAGTTCTGCTTCACGTCGTGCCGATGGTATTGCTACCAAAGGCAAAACACGTTGCAAGGTTTGCTAAGGAAGCACCATGAAAAAATACGCAGAAGGCGGCGTTTATACCGCTGAAATGGGCAAACCTCCAACAGATCCTGAGGGCGTTCCCGCGTCTAAACAGGCTCCTAAGAAAACTGCGCCCCCAAAGGACACAGTATTTCGTGAAGGCATGCCTGTGCCGCAAGATGTTGATGGTGCATCTGCCCCCCGCAAAAAGAAAATGGCTTCTGGTGGCTACACAAAAGCCGCAGATGGCATAGCCCAGCGTGGTAAAACACGCGGAAAGATGTGCTAAATCATGAGAGCCAGCAGAGGAATGGGCGCTATCATGCCCTCAAAAATGCCCAACGGAGCGCGTAAAGCACGCCGTGACGACACTGACTTTACGCAATACGCTGAGGGTGGACCTGTTGGCTTGTATGCCAACATTAACGCCAAGAAAAAACGTATAGCGGCTGGCTCTAAAGAGCGTATGCGAAAGCCCGGTCAGAAGGGCGCTCCTACCGCTCAAGCTTTTATCAATTCTGCGAAAACGGCTAAAAAATGACCACTACCGGATCCACCCTCTTCAATATGGACTTCACGGAAATTGCCGAGGAAGCGTGGGAGAGGGCTGGCCGGGAAATGCGTTCTGGTTACGACTTGCGTACAGCACGCAGATCGATGAACCTGATGACCATTGAGTGGCAGAGCAAGGGCATCAACATGTGGACAATGGAGCAAGGGATCATTAACTTGACCCCCGGCTTAGCTACCTATGCATTGCCTAAAGACACCATTGATTTGCTGGAGCATGTAGTCCGTACCGGACAAAACACAGCCTCCACACAGGCTGATTTAACCATCACTCGTATCAGTGTTTCTACTTACGCCACCATCCCCAACAAACTGCAACAGGCCCGCCCCATTCAGGTGTGGGTGCAACGTTTGTCAGGTGAAGTAAACCCAACTAGCGCCACATTGGTCGGTTCTATTGGGGCTACTGACACAACCATTACGCTTAGCACGGTCGTAGGCTTGGCTGGTTCAGGCTTTATTCGCCTTGAGACAGAAGACATTTATTACACATACGTCACCGGAAATGTGCTGGGCGGTGTGTTCCGTGCCCAAAACAATACCACCGCAGCTTCACATGCTAGTGGGACTGCAGTCTATGTGCCTCAATTGCCTGCCGTGACGGTCTGGCCTACACCTGACAACTCCACTCCTTATCAGTTTGTGTACTGGAGACTGCGTCGCGTTCAAGATGCTGGCGCTGGTGTAGAAACAGCAGACATGAATTTCCGCTTCCTACCCGCTTTGGTGGCAGGCTTGGCATATCACATCGCAGTCAAAGTACCCGATCTAATGAATCGTGTAGACATGCTGAGACAGATGTACATTGAGACTTTTGAAATTGCAGCCGGTGAAGACCGTGAGAAGGCTTCCTCTAGGTTTGTACCAAGGCAAATGTTTATTGGTGGTTCCTGATGGGTAATCGTTTTGCATCCGGCAAAATAGCGATTGCTGAATGTGATCGTTGCGGCCAACAATACAAGTTAAAGCGCCTTAAAACAGAAATCATTAAGCAGCGCCAATACCAGCTATTGGTGTGTCCAGAATGCTGGGACCCTGATCACCCACAACTGATGCTCGGTACGTTCCCTGTTGATGATCCACAGGGCTTACGTAACCCACGCAAAGACACTACCTATGTCACAGCTGGTTTAAACGGCTTGCAGTTGTATCCAGTTAACAATCCAACTGGTGGGTTTCCAACGGGTGGTTCACGAGACATTCAATGGGGTTGGCTGCCCGTAGGCGGATCTAGTAATTTTGATGTAGCATTAACTCCAAACTACCTTGTTGCTACAACCTCAGTTGGAACGGTAACAATATCATGAAAACTTGTTCTCGTTGCCAAATTGCTAAATCTTACGACTTGTTTTACAAGCAAGCCGTCAATAGTAAAGATGGGTATCAAGCTCATTGCAAAGCTTGCGACAATGCACGCAAAAAAAAATGGGCATTAAAAAATCCTGAATTGGCTGTAGCGTATCGTAAAACGTCTGACATCAATCGATATCAAAATCACAAAAATAAAGTCCAACAAAAAAATAAAAACTGGAAAATTAACAACCCAAGTAAAGTTTTAGCAATGGACGCACGGCGTAGAGCAGCTGTCCATTTACGCAAGCCCAGTTGGTTTACCGATGAAGATCACTGGATGGTAGAACAAGCTTACGAATTGGCCCGATTAAGAACACAGTTGTTTGGTTTTCCATGGCACGTAGATCACATCATTCCGCTGCAAGGAAAGCTTGTATCTGGGTTGCATTTGCCTCATAATTTGCAAGTAATACCGGGCTTAGAAAATTTGAAAAAATCAAATTGTTTTGTAACTATTTAAGGAGCTTAAAAATGGCATACACACGATCAGCAGACGGCATCGCTAAAAAAGGCAAGACCGAAGGTAAAAACTTGGGCGATAGCGGTCCTACAGCCAAGCAAACCATGGGCGGTAAAAAGACATCTGGTGTTACCGGCATGGAAATGCGTAAAGTTGGCCGCAACATGGCTCGCGCCAACAACCAAAAGCGAGGCTAATCATGGCAACATTTAGCAAAAAATTGATGGGCAAAGAAGTTGGCGACGCCAAGGTCTATGCCAAACCACACACAATGACTGGCAAAGCTGTGAGCGCTTCTACCAACCCCGGTAGTGGCCCTAACCGTAGTCAGTTGGCTGATTTAGACATGAGCGTTGGCGCTCAAAGCAAATCTGCCGGTAATGAGCCTACCAAGACTAGCGGCATCAAAGTGCGCGGTACAGGTGCAGCTACCAAAGGCTTGATGGCACGGGGTCCCATGGCATGAATTACACCCAGCTTGTCACTGAGGTAAGCAACTACTGCGAGAACTCATTCCCAACTGACGACATGAATACATTCATTCGTCAGGCGGAGCAACGCATTTACAACACTGCGCAGCCAGCTAATTTGAGAAAGAATGTGACGGGCACAATCACGTCGGCTAACAAGTGTTTGTCAGCGCCTACGGATTTTTTATCGGTGTATTCCATGGCTGTGTACCCTCAAGCGGGTGGTGACTTTCTGTATTTGTTAAACAAGGATGTGAACTTCATGCGTGAAGCGTATCCAAACCAGACAGCTACAGGCAAACCAAAGCATTACGCCATTTTTGGCCCTACGGTCTCCTCAGTAGGTGCAGTCACCAATGAGTTGTCTTTCATCATTGGCCCAACACCTGATGATGTATACGCGGTAGAACTGCATTATTACTACTACCCAGAGTCTATTGTGACTGCCAGCACCACATGGCTGGGCGATAACTTTGATTCCGTTTTGTTGTATGGCACGATCTGTGAGGCTCTGATGTACATGAAGGGCGAGGCTGACATGGTGAAGCTGGCTCAAGATCGTTATGTGCAGGCAATTGCTCTGTATAAAAACCTTGCAGATGGCAAACAGCGTGCTGATGCTTATCGTGACGGGCAAGTTAGGGTATCTGTTTCATGAGTTCGATTGTCCAAACACAGACCACCAGCTTCAAAAAGGAGTTGTACCAAGGCATTCACGACTTAACGACCGACACGTTAAAGATTGCCTTGTACACAGCCAACGCTGATTTAAACGAAGCTACCACCGTTTACACGACCACCAATGAGGTAACTGGCGGTGGTTACACGGTTGGTGGTGTTGTATTGACTGGAACCACAATTAACTCTGATGGGTATACGGCGTATGTCAACTTTAACAACGCTTCTTTCAGTGCTTCAGTGACAGCTAGATGCGCATTAATTTACAATGCAACTCAAAGCAATAAGGCTATTGCTGTATTAGATTTTGGGTCTGACAAGACCTCTACCAGCTTTGTAATTACGATGCCATCTAATACGTCAACAACCGCGTTAATACGCTCTTCCAATTAAGAGGAAATCATGACTAAAGAACTTTCAAACTTTGGTGACCACGCAGTAGTCAGTATGCGTTCAAACGTGGCCGGCAATGAGACTGTTGGTATTGAAGGCGTTTACACGGTGGTGTGCCGTGATGCTCAAGGCAATGTGAAGTGGGAAGATCAGTTTCCTAACCTTGTAAACGCTGTCGGTAAACAATTGATGCTTGACACATTGTTGTCTGGCTCTGCGTATACCACTGTTGGCCCATTCCTTGGTTTGATTTCAGGTGCAAGCCCCACATTTGCGGCATCAGACACCATGACCTCTCACGCTGGCTGGACTGAGTTTACTAACTACACGGTTGGTGCATCTGCTGTACGTGGTACTGCATCGTTTGCAGTTGCAACGTCTACTGGAACAACCCCAACCAATGTAACGTCTAAGACCGCTACAGCCATTGTTTACACCATCACAGGTGCAGGCGGCACGGTGGGTGGTTGCTTCTTAGTTACAGGCACTGGCGCTGTATCTACTCAAGGCAGTACCGCTGGTACTTTGTACAGTGCTGGTGCGTTTGCTACCGCTAAAATTACCACTGCTGGTGACACTGTCAGTGTGACATACAGCACTACGGCCACCAGCTGACCGTGAAAGGGCTGCTGTGTTCTATACATACGCGCACTACACCCCCGAAGGTCGCTTGTTTTATATAGGCAAAGGCCAAGGAGTACGTGCGTATGCGTTTTATCAGCGAGGTTCTCATTGGAACAACATTGTTAAAAAATATGGTGAGCCTAAAGTTGAAATATTGGCAGATTGGGATGATGAGGCCAGCGCATTTGAACATGAGAAATTTTTAATTACTTGTTGCCGTGACTTGGATGTGAGGCTATGTAATAAAACAGATGGCGGCGAAGGCGCTTCTGGTTACAAACACACCGCTAAACAGCGTGAAAACAACCGCAAGGCTAGACTAGGAAAACCTGTATGGAATGCTGGCGTACCTTGTCGTGAAGAAACTAAATTAAAACTTAGTATGGCAAAGCTTGGGACTACCCCATGGAATAAAGGCATTCCCTCTGGGTTAAAACACACCGAAGACTTTAAACAAAAACTTCGTGAACGACACACAGGCAATACTTGGAGAGCCGGCAAACCAGCATCAGAAAAACAAAAACAAATTGCCAGCCAGTTGAGTAAAGGCAATAAACATGCTGCCGGTAACACCAACAACCGCCGCTGGAAGTGGGTGGGTACAAACATTGAAGACGGTAGTGTTGTTTTGTTTATTGGTTCTATTGCGCTAAATGCAGCGGGTTTTCAACACGCGAATGTAATCAAATGCTTAAACGGCACACGTAAGTCGCATAAAGGCTACACTTGGCATAAAGAATTATTGGAGATTAAATAAATGGCTCTTGTACTTGCTGATCGGGTCCAAGAGACCACGACGACTACCGGCACTGGCTCAATTACTTTAGGTGGAGCCGTTCCCGGTTTCCAAACGTTCGCGGTCGTTGGCAATACGAATACGTGTTACTACACCATCGTAGATGGCTCTGCGTGGGAGGTGGGCATTGGTACGTACTCCACGACTGGCCCGACCCTAGCTCGTACAACGATCCTGTCAAATTCACTTGGCACTCTAGTAGCTATTACACTGACTGCCGGTACAAAGAATGTTTTCTTAACATACCCAGCAGAGAAGTCTGTCAATCTAGACGCAAGCAATAATGTCAGCCCTTTAGGCACTGTAGCGTCTGGTACATGGCAAGGTTCTACAATTGGACTAGGCTATGGCGGTACAGGACAGGTAACGGCTAATGCGGCTTTTAACGCGTTAGCGCCTGCCCAAACAGGCAATTCAGGTAAATATTTAACTACTAACGGCACTGACACCTCATGGGCCACTAATGCTGGTGGTGATGTGGTTGGCCCATCAACTGCGACGGCTAATGGTATTGTTTTATTTGATAGCACCACTGGGAAATTGATTAAAGATTCAGCCGCTACAGATGGTTTAATTCAAGGCATGACTGTAGGTTTGGGCGCTGGCTCTAGTGCTTTCAATACCATTGTAGGATACCAAGCACTGTCAGCAAACTCAACAGGCGTCGGTCTCACGGCTTTTGGCTATCAAACTTTAAAAGCAAACACGCTTGGTAATTCTTCAACAGCGTTTGGGTATTTGGCTTTAAAAGCAAACACAATTGGCTCAGGCAATACCGCCATTGGCGATCAAGCGCTTTCTTTAAATACCACAGCATCAGGTAATACAGCTGTTGGCTCTGCTGCTGCTGGTTTTTCTCTTACTGCTACCGGAATTAGCGCGTTAGGATTTTCTGCGTTATACAACAATACAGCAAATTACAACACTGCAATTGGGTCATCGGCTCTGTATTCAAATACAACAGCCACATTCAATACGGCTGTAGGTTATCAAGCCGCGTATTACCAACAAACAGGCGGCGGTAATGTTGCAATTGGGGCTTCTGCATTATTTGGTTCAGTCACTCCAGCAAATAACACAGGGTCAAATAATACAGCCGTAGGAGGCTACGCCCTTTCTTCCAATACCTCTGGTGCCGCAAGTGTGGCTGTAGGTTATGGGGCGGGCCAGTTTAACACCACAGGGCGCGTCGTTGCAGTGGGGTTTGGAGCCGCTAGTCGAAGCACAGTGGGGTCGGGCATTACTGCAATTGGCTACAGCGCTTTAACATCTAACACAGGCAGTTACGGCACTGCTCTTGGTGAAGAAGCGCTTGGGTTAAACAACTCATCCGCCAACAACACGGCTGTAGGGTATCGTTCACTTTACAGCAACAATGCTCAGGTTGATGCGGGCTTGTTTGTAGTTGGTACTTCGTATGTGATTTCGTTTGTAGGTACTACAAACTTTACTGCAATTGGCGCGTCTTCCAATACATTAGGGGTAGTGTTTACTGCCACAGGTGTTGGATCGGGTACAGGCCAAGCAATTGCTAACGGCGGGGTTAATAACACTGCTATTGGCTATCAATCAGGGTATTTAATTACCACAGGCAGTAAGAACGTTGTCATTGGCAGCTATACAGGTTTTGCTGCGCCTATTAGCCAAACAGGCAGCAACTACATCATCTTCAGTGATGGTGATGCAAATGTGCGCGGGTATTTTGATAGCTCTGGTAGTTTAAATATTGCTAGTTTGACTGCATCTAAGGTCGTGTTTACCGATGCGTCTAAAAACTTAACATCTACAGGCACTGTTGCAATTGCTCAAGGCGGTACAGGCTTAACTACAACCCCCGCCAATGGCGCTCTAGATATTGGTAACGGCACAGGCTTTACTCGCACAACATTGACTGCGGGCTCAGGCGTAACAATTACTAACGCTTCAGGTTCAATCACAATTAATGCAACGGGTACAGGCGGTGATGTTGTTGGCCCAGCCTCTGCTACAAACAACGGCATTGTTCTGTTTGATGGCACAACAGGTAAGATCATTAAAAACTCAGCCACGCAGGATGGTCTGATCTATGGTCTAACAGTAGGCCGTGGTGCAGGTTCTGTGGCTACCAATACTGCGGTGGGTGCGACTGCGTTGGCGGCAAATACGAGTGGGTCAAATAATACCGCTACTGGAGTAAATACTCTTTTAAGCAACACCACTGGGTCAAGTAATACATCTATTGGTCAGAACGCACTTCCATTCAACACCACAGGTAGTTTCAATATTGCGGTAGGAACAGCATCGCTTTTTTCAAACACCACAGCATCTAACAACACCGCTGTGGGCTATCAGGCGGGATACAGCAACCAAACGGGCGCTTCAATTACTGCGGTTGGTTATCAAGCCCTTCAGTACACTACTCTTGGCGCAAATACCGCTTTAGGTTTTCAAGCTGGTGTAAATAATACTGCTGGAGATAATTTATTTGTTGGCTCTTCTGCTGGCGTAATTAACACCACAGGAACAAGAAATTCATTTGTTGGAACTGGTTCTGGTAAGAATGGAGCCTCTTATTTAACTGCTTCAGACAATACTGCTTTAGGCTACACAGCACTGTTTAATATTGCTGGTGCTGGAGCAAGCAATACGGCTTTGGGCAGTCAAGCCCTCTACAACAACACCACCGCATCCAATAACACTGCCGTAGGTTATCAGGCGGGTTATAGCAACGTCACAGGAACACAAGTCACCGCATTAGGCTATCAAGCTGGTTATGCTTCTACTGGCGGTTATTTGGTTGCTGTTGGACATCAAGCCGCTAGAAATACATCAACGGGTGTATCTGGTGTTGCGGTTGGCAATGGCGCTCTTACAGCAAACACAACTGGTTCGCAAAACACAGCAATTGGCGAGGCCGCTTTAGCCTCCAACACCACAGCATCTAACAACACTGCGGTTGGCTACCAAGCAATGTACTCCAATATAGATGGGGCATTTAACGTAGCGGTTGGTCGGTTAGCTTTGTACGCACAGAATGGCACTGGTAACTTACAAAACACTGCTGTTGGCAATTCTGCA